GTATAGTAGTAAATATGTCAGCTGCTTTGATTGATCTCGTCTCAGTCGGTGCCCAGGACGTCTATATCACAGGCGATCCTCAAGTCTCTTTTTTTAGACAAAACTATAAACGTCACACAAACTTTTCGATAAAACCAGAACGTATGGATTATATCGGGACGTTTGGTTCGGGAAACGAAGTTTCCATCCCTATCAAATCGAAAGGTGATCTCTTGAGTTACGTGTGGATTGAAAATACCAATATTAATAGTCGTAATAACGATTACTCTCTTTTTTCGGATGCGACAGCGACTGAAACTTCACCAACTGAATTCTCTTTGTGGATTGGTGGTCAAGAAGTGACTAAACTGGATACACTTTTTATTAATACCGTACACAATACGTTATATAACGAATCTTCGGCGAAAGCGTCGTGTGCCACGACGACCCAAGACGGTGGTGATAATGCATCGAGTGGGAGTTACATAATTCCATTCTTTTTCAGTGAAGATTGGACAAAATCTTTACCACTCGTCGGTCTTCAATACCACGAAGTTGAAATTAGAATTAAATGTAGAAATGGTACGTTTGATTTAGGTACTGATAGACCAAAGGTATACGGTTCGTACGTATTTGTCGACACAGACGAACGTGAATTCTTTGCGAACGGTGAACACGAACTTCTCATTACACAAACACAACACCAACCAATGTCTGTTTCCGATACGTCGATTGATTTGACCTACTTTAATCATCCAGTAAAGGCCGTTCACATAGCTGCGGGTAATAAATCGACTACGGCATACACTTTCACAGATGCGTCTATGTTTATTAACGGTGTTCCACTCTTTGAAAATATGACACACGAATACCACAGAAACGTCGTTCCATCGAGACACTGTTCGGTTCTTAACACCACGGTCGATTCGGAACAAATATATACATGGCCATTCTGTCTTACCATGAACAAATCTCAGCCAACGGGTACATTGAACTTTTCGAGAATCGATAACGCGAAGATAAATATTAACGGTCTATCGGGTTCAAATGCAGACATCGATATGATTCGCGCGTATGCGGTCAACTATAACATTCTTAGGATTAAGAATGGTATGGGTGGTATCGCATTTGGTAACTAAATTAGTTCCTACCCGAAGATCCAAAACCTCGTTCGCCACGTTTTGTTTCTTTTAATTCATCAACTTCCTCAATAAGTGGTGTTTCACACTTTTCCAAAATGAGTTGGGCGATTCTATCGCCTTGTTTAATTTCGAACGGTTCACTCCCGTGATTAAACAAGATAACCTTCAATTCACCCGTATAATCCGGATCAATAACACCAGCACCCGTTTGAATACCGTGTTTTACACTTAAACCCGATCTCGGTGCAATACGACCATACACACCATGTGGGATCGTTGCACAAATACCCGTACTTACAATACCACGTTCACATGCGTTGATCGTCATGTTTTCCATGCTATACAAATCGTATCCGACAGATCCAGGGGATGCGCGTGTCGGTAAAGTTGCTTCGAGAGTTAATCGTTTAATTCTAAGTGTTTCCATGTTTTTTTATTAATCTAAGAGTTGTTTCTTTAAAACCATTTAAAATATAATTGTATTGTAAATGTCAGTAGAAGTAGTAACTTATGCGAATAAATCGTTCGGTATGTTTGAAGAACTTGTAAATAACGATCACAACATTAAAGTAAAAGTTCTTGGTATGGGTAATAAATGGAATGGATACATTGATAAATCTATTGGTCTACTTAAATACATGGAAACAAAAAAAGACGATGATATAATTGTTTTTGTAGATGGGTTTGATACAAAAATAAATAAAGATATTTCAAACGTTAAGAGTCTTTTTGAAAGTTACGAGTGTAAAGTACTTGTATCTAAGGATCCCGAACTTATGAATAAATTTGGTGAAATATTTGTTTTTGGTAGTTGTGATAATAGTAACGTCGCAAATGCTGGTATGTACATGGGTTATGTTAAATACCTTAAAATAGTATTAAAAGAGTCTATACGAATGAAATGTAAAGATGATCAGGTTAATTTAAATACTTTGTGTAAAAAATACGATTTCATAAAAGTTGATAATAAGGAACTAATTTTTAAAAATTTTGGTCCACTTAATAAAGAAGAAAGTGTAAATGCATCATTTATTTCTTTTCCAGCTAGTGCAAATGAAAGTAGGTGGTTTAGAATGTTAACAGAATATAACCAATTTTATTACATTTACATTTTGTTAATAAATATCACTTTACTCGCAGTTTTTCCTAAAAAACAAAATTATTTATTGATTTCTTTATTATTTTTTACTACCTTTTATGTATTTTACGCCGATAAAAGCTGTACAACTTATTAAAATACACAACAAAGACAATACTAAATCTTCGACAGATACTTCGTAACCTAATACAGGTATTCGAAACATGCGATAATCTTTGTAGTGACAAGCGGTTTTTTCACCTCTATTCACTACTTTTTCTGTAATTTTATCATATATACCATGACAATATCTATTATACCTATTTGAACTCATTTCACCACTCATTTTATATTCCTCATCTGTCCAAAACGAATTTTTTTTATCTATTTTTTTATTTAGCTTTTTCATTGTTGTTGTTTGTACATCATAATGAAAAGAATGTTTATAGTTTATTATTTTTTCTGCGCCGTCTCGTGTAATAAAATATGCAGCGGTCGAACCAGATAATAAATAAGGAATACCACCCTCTTCTGGGCATACACCGTCACAATGTAAACTTAAATAGTCCCAATCTGTATTTTTGAGTTTCTTTTCCAAATGAACAACGTTAGTAAATAAAGGAAACACATCATCTTCTAATATAAGAGCAAATTCATTTGTATCGTTCTTTAAAAAATGTTTAAGTGCCTGTATATGACTATATGTACATCCAATAGCAGATCTAGGCTTTAATAAAGGTGTTGTTCGAACAAAATGTTTTTGTAATTCACTCTTATCAATATCTTCAAATCTATACCCACTGATACGAATTGGATATATCGAAACCTCATTAAGTTTCTTTTCTTGAACATCATACCGTTTCTTCTGTGAATCAAGATTTATAACATACGTATTAAAGTTCATTTATTTATATAAATATTATATTTTACACTTAAGAGATGTAAAAATAAGCCATGCAATAATATGATCGACTGAATAATGTTCTCTAGAAGCCACGGAAAACAGGGATGTTAATATTGGCCATATAGGCCATAAAGGTGAACCTACATAATACGATGATATTATATTGACCGTGGCGTGCCCAGAAAACATATAATCATTACAAAAACCAAATGGTGGTTTTAAGTTACACTCCTTTGATGATGGTAATGTCGTTACATAATTAGATAAAGCTCTAAATGTATACATCAAAATGAACATAGTTAAAAATTTTTCACGTTTTGACGTTCCCCATGATCCCCATAAAAAAAGAACAGAAAATATAGGAATAATTAATGCATAATCACCCAAATGATCATATTTTTGTAAATTTGGTAATAGTTTAAATCCTAAATCGTATACGGGATCACCTTCTTTCACATCCCTTTTATATGAAGCGGTATATCCGATTAAAACATTCAGCAGTAAAGCTAATAAAAATAATATGTATATAAACATTTATATATACTGAGAATATATTTATAGGTATAAAAAAATAATACGTATATTTAAAAATGAGTCTTAAGATTATTATGGGTAACATGTTTTCAGGAAAAACGTCCGAACTTATCCGACGTTTAAAACGGTACAAAGTTATAGGTAAACGTATTCTCGTTATAAACTCTAAAAAGGATACGCGTGCATCAGAAGATGTTTTACGTACCCATGATAATATTCGTTTCGATTGTATAAAAACAAATACTCTCGATGAAGTTGATTTTTCAGATGTCGACGTTATAGCTATGGATGAAGCTCAGTTTTTCACGGGTCTTAAAAAGTTTGTTGAAAAAGTTCTTGATTCGGGTAAAACGATTTTACTCGCGGGTCTTGATGGGGATTATAAACAAAGAAAGTTTG